CGAGGTATTCTTAATGTAGGTCATTACTTCGCTGAGGTAACGTTTTGTTTTTTTACGTGATTTGGGTGGTTTTGTTTCCTTCTTTGGTTTGATTTCTATCAAATACTCCTTATCTTTTGTCTTGATATAAACATCCGGAAAGTATCTATGAAGTTTTCTGTCTGTTTTACAACGATATGGAACGACAATCTCTTCGCTTGACCATTGTAAAACATCAGGATTTGTGTCACACCACTTAAATACCTGTCTTTCCCAAGAGGATCTATAAATAATCTTTGTGGGATTGCCCTTATACTTCTCAGGGTTTTTTATTTTATATCTTCCTTTGTAAGTCATATAAATAACAACAATAAACCTATTTATTTATGGCAAATCCAATTAGACTCTCCAGTATAGGAAAACAAGCAAATGCGTTAGTAAGAAACGCACAATCTCAAGCTACTTCTTCTATAGATGCTGTAAAATCCTCTCTTGGGTTCAGTAAAAAGAATGCGCCGGCCAACTACCTCTCGTCTCAATCTACAGACTCATATGTTTTTCCAATCGATTTAAGAGGTCAACCAAACGTAAGCACTGTAAAATTTACAGCCTATGATAAAGGAACGGATGGAGTAAAACAACATTCTATCTTTTTCCCCTGTCCGGCAAACATATCGATTAATGATTCAGCAACATACAATGTCGTAGATCTTGGTACGATAGGTGGTGCCGTCTCTTCGGCATTCCAAAAAAGCGACAGTCTTGAGAGTTTTTCGAAAAATATCGCGGCCCAAGCAAATACTTCAAAACAAAATTTTAAAATAGGCCAGGTTTTAAATGCTGCGATACAGAAATCTCCGTTACCAGATGAGGTCAAAGGGGCAAGTAAACTTGCAAGTAGGTCACTCACCAATCCAAATAGTAATACAACCTTCAGTGGAAACGCTATCCGATCATTCACCTTTTCATTTAAGATGATTGCAAATTCAGCGGACGAAGCAGAATTGGTTCGGAAAATTCATTCAAAGTTTCGAAAGTTTGCCTACGCAGATGCCGCAGGAGCATATCTAACATTTCCACCAACTTGGACTATTACCTTCTACAACGGAAAGGGAGAAGAAAATGAATATATTCCCAAAATATTTTCGTGTTATCTTGTGTCAGTTGAATCCACTTTAAATTCTACAACAAATATGTTTCATGCGGATGGAGCTCCTCTTGAAGTGGATATTAACATTTCATATCAAGAAACAAGAGTCCTAAATCGCCAAGATATAATTAATTTAGAGGAAGGAAGTCTTGGAATTGATAGAGGAATTAACGAAAATGGTGTACCAAAATCATCTGGAATGGTCGATCCGAATACTAAACCGACTGAACAACTTGGGAGGTTTGTATAATGGCGTTTTTTCGACAATTTCCTAAAATACAATACGATCTTCAGGAGACTAATGTTTTCGCTGAGAAAGTAGATATCTACAGACATGTAGATGTTGATACAATCCGAGCTGATGATATCTCAACCTATCTTTTTTACGACATAAAAGATGGTGAAAGACCCGACGTAGTTTCTCAAAAACTTTACAATACACCTGACTACTATTGGACATTCTTTATCATAAACGATTTTCTTCAAGATGGGTTTAATGAGTGGTATAAATCATATAACGATTTTCATCGCGGATTAGAACAAGAGTATGGAGATCACGGAGCATTCTTGTTTCTCCCCAACCTTGCCACAAGTGCAACAGAAATATCAAGCGCGAATAGTCCAGAAGACAATACGCGAAATATGCTTAATGGCCTCGATCTCAACTATGATTATTTGAGATGGGTGAAGTCTGGAACTTCACCAGAGGATACCGCAAAGATTGAACGGTATGATGATTTTATGTTACAACTCATAACTCATGAAGCCTCGTCAATTAGTTTTTACGATATTGATGACAGTCCAATACCAACCGAAACATACCACTTTGGATTTTCTTCTACCGCAACGCAAGTTCAGAAAGATGCTTGGTTGAAAATATATACGGATTATCTTAAGTCCATTAATGCAATTACTGCGGATGTTAATACTCTCCTTGAAAGCGATCTTTCTTCATACACATATACACCACTCAAAGGGTATGACGAACTATTGAACGCTCCTTACCGATTTACAACAATATACAACACGATTGACTCTCCCCTTGCTGCGGATTCTCCAGAAGAAACCAGTTACATCGGAACTTACGATGCTCTACACACCAATCGTGGTGTGGGAAGTATAAGCAATTTTCAAAGTTGGTTCGAATATGAAAACGAAAAGAATGAAGATCGACGAAAAGTAAGATTTGTAAGACCAGAATTAATCGAAGACTTTGTTGAGGAGTATGTAAACCTGATTAATTCGTAATGGCGATTATAGGAAAGAATTTAGAGAAGGGTTCAAACGAGGCAGCAATTCCTTCTGCCTATAAACTCGAACACATCAATATCACAAATTATAAGGGTGATACTTCTGATATCAAGAACTTGGCTGTTAAAATGGAGATATCAGAAAGTCTCTATACGCAGTCATTGACTCTTAAACTCACTCTCAAGGACAGTACAAACTTAATCGAAGAATTTCCGATCATCGGCCAAGAAAAGGTTGAAGTAATAATAAGTTTTAAAAGAAAGAAAAATCCAAAGAAACCAGAAAAACCAGATATCAAAAAGGTAAAACTTAACTTTTACATTACAGAGTATCCTACGTATGGTTCTACTCCATCGAACTTTTATGTTCAGGTTATCTCGCTCTTTGGTATTTCTGAGCAGTCATACATTTCAAATCAAAAGAAGATATCCAGAAAATATATCAACAATACTGCTACTGAAATAGAGAAAATTCTCACCGAGGAACTTGACTTACCATCAAACAAATTTAGAAGTTCGGAAGATGCGATTAGTTCTTCTCGTGGAATCATCTCTAATCAGAGGCCGATGGATGTGATTGAATGGTTTCGAAAACAGACTTATTCTGAGAATACATTTTCTCCGTTCTTTTTCTTTCAGACACTCAACGGAAAGTTTAAACTCTTCTCTCTTGCTTCTCTCATTAGTGAAGACAATAAAGTTCTTGATAGATACAAAGACTTGAGAGATGTCTTCAAAGATCCAAATACTGTCGAAGATTTTCGTCAAAGAGAACAAAGGATCTTAAGTGTAAGTTCTGATCTCAAACTGAATAAAAGTATTCAATCAAGAAGAGGAGCCTTTGCTTCAAAAAACAATTACCTAGATTACGGTAATAAGACTTACACAAAATTCGAATACAACTATAAAAAAGACTTTTCTGATAAACCTTCCTTAGAGGGAAAGAAAATATTGTCCGATGAGTTTTTGATCGGAGACGATAAACTAACAGATTTCACTCAGGCACATTGTGAATACATTTCTGTCAACTCAAAGGCGTTTGACGGAAACACTAATTATAATGATATGAGTAAAATATCTCGTCACTTCATTAACGCATACAATGCTCTGTTCAATACATTTACACACGATATACGATTAAATGGAAACTTTAAACTCAACGCCGGCCGAAAGATAGAGTTAGAGTTTCAAAAAGCAATAGATCCTTCTGTTTATCGAGACTTTGTAAAGAATCCAAAAGATCACCATAGGAATGAGTTTCTTTCGGGTAAATATTTAATCACTTCGGCGGTTCACGAATTTGAAAATGATGAGTATCATGTCAATCTTCGAGTCAAGAGGGATTCCTTTTCAATTGATGTCTGATGAGTAACTACGGAGACAGTTTTGTTGGTGGCAATTTCCTTTGGTTCACCGGAGTAGTAGAAGATGTAAACGATCCTGAAGAAATGGGTCGTTATCGTGTTCGTTGTTTTGGTTATCACACCGAGGATAAAGGTAATATTGAAACGGAAGATCTTCCTTGGGCAAACGTGATGATGCCTGTTACATCGGCCTCTACTTCTGGTATTGGTTATTCCGCAACTGGTCTCGTTCAAGGTTCTTGGGTCATTGGTTTCTTTCGTGATGGTTTGAACTTACAGGATCCTGTTATCATGGGATCTATTCCATCGATGTTCGAAGCACGGCCGGAATACTCTGAAGGATTCAGTGATCCGGATCAGGTTTATCCGCTAGAGGATACTCTTAGTAAACCAGATACTCCTCAACCCGCTCGAAAGGATTACAAGGATTCCGCAGTTTATACGAGTAAAGATTCTCGATCTAGTATTTCAGTCACTCCGACGGGTGATGGAACATCTTGGTCGCTTCCTTCTTTGACGGACAATGTTGTTCCGATCTATCCAAACAATCATGTCTATCAGAGCGAGTCTGGTCATGTCTTAGAGTTTGATGATACGAGCGGAAAGGAAAGAATCTCGGTCTTCCACAAGTCTGGATCTTTTGATGAAGTCAATGCGACTGGTGATCGATCTGTTGTGATAGTAGGAGATTCTTATGAGGTGGTTATTAAGAATAAGAATATATATATTACAGGAGACTTAAACTTAAATGTTGATGGTAATATGAACACAAAAGCGAAAAATTACACCTTAGAAGTAGAAGAAGAAATGAAAGTCACCGTTGGTGGAGAACAAGATATAACTGCGGCAGTAACTAAAATAAATAACAACGTTGATGTAACCGGAACGATCACCGCCACAGTTGATGTGGTTGCAAAGGGAGTCAGTCTTGTCGGTCACAAACACCGTGATAGTGCTGGTGTTAAGCCAGGTATCACTACGAAACCAATTTAATAAATTATGCCTGATTTAAAAGTAACAGACGATTCGCCACAAAGAGTTGCATACGTTAATGACAATTCTCCGGAGACTTCGGTATATACTCTACCAAGAGTTGCCGGTACAAGTGGTCAAGTAATGACAATTGACGCCAATGGTGATTGTAACTTTCAAAGTGTTGGTTCGATTGGTAGTTTAGGTTCAATTGAGTTTAGGGCTCTTCCATACTATGATAATGTCAATGCGGCCGCGAGCGATTGGAGTCCATCGGGTAAAACGATAACGCCCGAAGTGTATTTCAATTTAAATCAGGTTTCTTATAATGCAGTCAAGACTAATAATACTTGGAGATACGATTTAACTACTGGTCTTACTTTCACGGGTGGTAATGAAGACACCGGAGTATCAAAACCAGCTTTAGGTTTTTCGACACACACTGATGGAGTCACAAATCCAAATGTAACCGGAAACTTTATATACACTGATGCTGTTGGAACTGAACATACCTTTTCTTTTCGTATTGACTGGTTGTTGATACAAGAAGGTGCGGCAGGTTCGGACGGTTCTGCCGGTACATCCTCTCGGAGTGTTACCCTAACTGCATCTGATCAGTCCATTGAATATAACAAGGATGGAACTACACCAGATCCCGCA